CAAGGTAGAAATCATTGGTGTAGATCTCGTTGGCCGCCGTCCCGTCTAGAAAAAAACCGGCAACATTAATATCGCCTTCAATATCACTAACTTTGCAACGATTTAACTGTTCATTGTCTTCAGATCCCCATTCACACATTTCATCGGTGTTGCTCATAACTGAGCCCCTTAAAATTTCAGCCCGACTACCTCCTCCAGGCAATTGAGACCAACGTGATAGGTGAGCGCCATTATAAGAAATAGTGGTGCCGCTAACAGAAATAGTTCCTTCAGTGGTGCCTTGGCCAGCAAATAAAACTATATCGCCATCATTTGAAGTGCGATTTAGCCCAAGAACCCAGCCGCCATCTTTTTGAACAATCATGCGACCCGCTTGAGTCATTTGAACGCCAGCATCATTTGCAACATTGCTGCCGAGGCTTACGTTTCTTGAACGCCAATTGAATGCCGGACGATTGTTATCACCATCAATTTGAGCGTCAATACTGAGCCATTCAGTCCCAGCCATTGAATAATTCACGCCATATCCGTATGACGCTTGACTCCCTTGACGGAAGAAAAATCCTGAGTTGGCAGCTGATGCAGGACCAATTGACGTAGCTGCTGCTGTCCCAATCGGGAGTACAAGGGCTCCTTCCGATCCAGACGTGGCAAAATTAATTACATCAATCCAGCCGCTTCCTGCATCGTTTCTTATTTTTAGTATATTCGCGCTTTCGTCATACCACCATTGGTGGGCAAAAATAGTTGAGGGTTGAGTTGCCCCGCTGTGATTAGTAAAAACAGCGGCTAGCTGCGCGTTAATTTCAGCCCTTACTGCTGCGCCACTGCCGTTTGCGACGACACCATCTGCTTGAGCCATTAAGAATCCTCGCGTGTGCCGTATCCCACCGCAGTATAGCTGAAGCGTCGATTTATAAGCTCGTCACCATCAAAGGTGCCTTTAAAGGTAATTGTGAAACCTGTTGCCGTTGGTTCTGACACCAGAAAATAATCTTCTGGCTCTAAATCCAAGGCGGTAATGCCAACGGACACGCCTGTATCACCATCGACATAAAATGCTTTATCAAAAGTAACGGCCTTTGTCCCAAATCCAGACTGCATAAATTCGCTGTTTTCTGTGCGTCGTTCCAGCTGGAAAGTTACGCCAAGCTCATCAACAATGGGTGTCTGGTCGTCCCTTTCTGTTGTGAGCACAGCCTTAAACTGAAAGTACCGCCCCACATACGCATTATTTTCAAGCGGGATCCACTCATCAAAGAAAAGATCTGACTCTTGCCTCAGATGTGAATCGGTACTTCCCTCAAGCAAAATTTTCGATCCATCCTCAAAAAGAATTTCTGGATCGGGCACAGACGGACTAGCTTGCATTTTGAGTTCATTTTCTTTTCTGAAATAAACTTCAACGTTTGTACCGTCAGAAATGGTGCCGTCAAAATCAGACCAAATGTCTATGTTTTCTGTACGGTCATCAATTAAATCGCTTAAATAAAGACTTCGCGCTGTCAAAATACGCTGTAACCTTACGCTGTACTTAGCCTCTAAATCAACAATGTTGTAGAAAATGTATTCGCCACTAAAAACTTGCTGCCCAATAAAATCAAAGTATCCATAAACCGTTCCCGTACCTGAACCGGATCCTGTAGCCGTAAAAATAGTCCCTACATTATTGTTGCTAGCACCAATCGCGGTAAAGTCGGTTGTGCCTGCAGATAAAATGGCATAACTTTCACCGCTAACCAAAGTGGTAGCCGCCAAATTGTTTATTGAGTCAAATTGATCAATGTTTAAAATTGAATCAAAATCGCCATCGCCACTTAAAACTAATCCATCATAACTGTCGTCGTAATAGACATTATCTGATTGTCCCGTAAAAGGGCCAGGCTTTGAATCTTCTCTAAAAATTTCATAATTGAACCTAGGAATAGGATCAGGCAGGTTAATAACTGCACTAATTGCGTTATTGCTGCGCTGCTTTTGTGCATTTTCAAACTTAATTAAATACTCACCATTTAGCAATGGCAACACAGATGATGTGGTTCTTGCCGACACCTTCCTGAGCAAGGTGCTGTTAGGCCATGTCCCTGAACCGTCAACTTTACTTGTATGCCTAATTACAGCAACAAAATTTTCAACGTTTTGACCACTAGCCGTTGGAGACCAACGCAAAACAACCTGATCAACACCAAAAGACTCAATAGTTACCTCTTCTGGATCTGGAGGTATAACAATTGTCGAAACGTCATTGGCATCATCGCTTGTCCCAGCAACAGGAATTACACGGTTAACTCTTGACCAATTAGATTGATGCTTGTCCGGTTCGGGGCCAACAGCTTTTACCTGAGCGTATAAACGTTTACCTTGTTGCAAGTTTGAATTAACGTCTACAAAAGTATTAGCTGTAACCGCTTGGTTCCAGTTGTTGCCTTCACCAATTTTCCATTGCACTCGAAACTCAGAAACAGAACCCGCAAGCCCCCTAGACCAAGAAATTGTTCCTCGACTTGTTGTATTGCGACCGTCATCTATTTGTTGGAACGTAATTTTTAAATTTTGCGGCGCAGCAGGTTCTTGCCCATAAAAATACGGGGCTGGCAAATCCAGAGGTGCATTATTGCTCTCAACATTTGTGTAAATACTATCGACATGCCGCACTCCTACGACGCTGTAAACACCTCCTTCCCCTTCTGCAACAGCTAGGCAGCGGTATTTACGCAGAACAACAGAGTCATTCTTGATTGCATAAAGGGCATTGTCAGGAGGAACCTGAGTGAACTCAGCGCCGAGAGTTACTCGCGTTCCACTAACGCTTGCGATATCAACAGTCTCTACCGTGCCATCCTTCATAACAACGCTCAACTTGTTATTTGTTCCAGAAGGCAGAACTGCAGTTTGATCTAAATCAACAAATCCAACACGCGCTCCAGCAATTCGCCCAGCCAAACGAGTGCCAAGCCGCATTTCGTCTGATACTTCAAAAATCTGGCCTGGCAGTACGTTTAAACCTTCAAGGCCAACTGAAAATGTAACCGTGTCATCGTGCAGCTTTTCGGACTGAAGCACCCAACGTCCCATGCGCTGTGCCTGATACTTAGAGCTACAACCAAACGCGACAATAGCTTTCTCTTGTACTCCGTACTTTTTAATTAAAGCTTGGTCTTCTATGATGACAAAATCAGGTTTAAATAAATTGTCTGGATCGTTATAACGAACACGGACTCTTGTACTGCGAGTTTTAAGCGATGAGCCGTTGTAAACAAACGCACCATTGACAACGTTTGAATTGCTAAAAATATGGATTGCAGGAAGTACGCCGCCACCTTCTTTCCCGTGATCAGCAGCAATTTGTACGTTATCAGCTTTCCAATAAAGCATCCCACGAAAAACACTTGCCATGTCTTGCAAGACGTCATAGGCGCTTGCCTGTGAACCAAGCACGGTATTAATCGCAAAACGTGGTTCAAAAATTACGTCGCCTTCTTCATTTCTTTCAGGCGTTGCAACCAGTTCATTGCAATATTTTGATAATTCAATTAAATCAACCCAATTTAAATTATCAGGAGTTATGAAATCACCCGCTCCATATCTTGTATTTGTCAATAGATCATAAAAGCAACAGATGGGGCAAGTAGTCCAGTGCCTATCTCTAGTTAAGCTGCCATCAAAATCGCCGTAAAATTCAAGACTTCCATCATGCCTCTCGAACTCCTTGTCTGTTCTTTGGACCTTAGCGTTTTTGGGAATACGAACCTTTAGTCCTCTTATGTCATACGCTCTGGCGGGAAGAGTGTTGTATTCTTCCGAATCAATACTTAAGTAGGCAAGAGCTGTATGCGGGTAAGTTACGTTGGTGCGTTTTCCAAGAATAATGCTGCTCCAAATAATAGTGTCCGCACGCTTGTTTGCAACTGGCGTATTCCGGGGTAAATCTTCAAAGTCTCTAAAAGATACTTCAAAAGCGTCCTCAGCGATAAGCTCATCTCCTTCCCGAGGTTTATCGGGGCCAAAAGTTAGCTTTTTAACCCTAATATTATAAGGAGGGCGTCTCATGCCATCTTCGTCTGCCAAATTGATTGGAGCCGTTTTAAATTGGTATTCAGAGGTTGCAATTCCTTTAATTATGTTGTTTTTGTTTTGTCCTTCTATGCAAATCTGTTTAGAGACATAAGCGCCTTTTGCGCTTTGTATTGCAACATCTAGTTTAATTTGGGCAAAGAATAACTGACCTCGTGCCAAGCCTTCTGCCGCCACACAAAACAGCTTTGGTACAGTAAAAACAAGCTGAACAAAATCAACTTCAGGGTCAGTTATAGTTTTGACAACGCTACCTCTGCCATAATCTCGCTCAGTGACTAAGTTGTTGGCGTTAACTTTTTCCGAGTAATTTTTGCCAACTTGTTCGCCAACTGGCTCTATAGTTGTCGTAACATCGCTTAGAAGAGAAGTTTCTTTAAAGCTACCTTGGCGGCCTGTGCCTCTTTTTAAAGAATAAACTACACGAGGCGGATTGTTTTTTCTTTCACTTAGTTGCCGACGAGTTACTACTGTTTCATTTAGTACAACGCTGCTGTCTACCTTTGCAAAACCATCAATAGGCCCTTCGCAAATTGCGTCAATAATCTGAAGATTGGTCTTAGAGTTGAGAGCCATTAGGTGCTGGGTGCAAGTAAGTCGTAGCCGTAGCTTTGCAATTGAAATGTAGCCGTAGGAATAAGGCCAACTTCAATAATTTCCACTTTTATAGCTAAATCGTCGTTGTTACGATCTTGAACTCTTGGCATTTCAAGCCGATGGCCAAACACAACCTTTTGATTTGCGTTCGTCAAGCCTTGTACTGTTATGCGGGCTGATGCTACAGGAATATCTGCCCCTCCTGTAGTAATCGTCAGCGTTATTTCGTAAGTAATAAAACCATCAATCTTAGTGCTTCCTTCTTCTGAAACAAAATCGTGCAAGCCTTCTGCGATCTTAAAGATAACATCAATTTTTTTGCGTTTTGCTCTGTCCTCTTTATATCTAAGAGCAGCCCATCCTCCGCTATTGGCGTTGCTTCTGTACTCGGCTCCATCTTTTAGTCTTTGAGTTTGGTTAGAATTAGTGCTAGGAGGGCCAAATATCTTATTAATAGCAACTTTTGTGCTGCGATTTGTATCGCTACTGTTAACGATAAGTTCGTTCAAAGTTGTGCCTCTTCTGCTTTCTATCCCTCCACAGTCTTTTAGCCTTGTAGTCAAAGTTTCGCCATTAATTTTAATTGTTTCAATACCTGGAGTCTGCGTTGCTATCTGCAGCGGGTCAGAATTGTCAGTTACGTCTAAGTTTGCTGCAACCAAATGACTGCCAGCTATTACGCGCCCATAGATGACAGGCACTACAAGCAACGGCTTGCTGCCAAACGGCAATTGCAGCTCGTCATATCCCATCGCCGCACCACCCTGGATCACTCTGTATCCAACGCCGTTTTTGTGCGCTTCAAATAGCTCA